TCTGTCGTCCGGCGGAACTCGTAAAAGACCTCGTCCCTGACCTCGCCGACAAAGGCGCTGAAGCGGGTTTTGCCCACCAGCTCGCGCGGACCAACGCCGCGCTCCTCTGCGATGCGATTCAGTACGGCTCGAAAGCGAGTTGGCATGGATGGTATTTCGGTCATGCGGCAGCTCCCGCCAGTTGGGGCGCGGGCTCGAATCCGAATTCGCACAGCACCTCCGCCGGCACCAGACATCCGGGCCGGCCGGGCTGAGCCTCCCAGTCCGTTGTGTTCCAGAAGCCAGAGCCGTGGACGAACGCCCTAACCCGCTTGCGCCACACGTCGTTTGGATCGGCAGGGCCAGACGCGGCTAGGGCCCCGATCGGCGAAGGCGCGGCCTCGACAAAGCTTTCCCATCGGTCGTTGGCGATGATCCGGTGAGCCCCCTTCGCGAACTCGCCGCCGTCCTTCGTGGCCTCTGGACTGGCGTAGTACGCGGCCAAGCCAGCAATCACCGCCTCGGGATCCTTGCCGCGCCTGGCGGCGGCCTGCAGGGCGGTTTGGATGTCGGCCTTGCTTGACCGGGCTCGGCCCTTCCGCGACGTGACTGACCAAGCGGCCTCGATATGGGCTTGGCGGAGAACGATTGCTTTCTTCGAAGTCGCACCTTCCCCCTTGGGGGATACAGGGGGTTTATTATCTTCTTCTGGTTCTGGTTGGTTGGATTTTCGTTCGACGTTTTCGCAACGAACGTTGGGTGCTTCACCGCTGTTTTTATTGGACCTTTTCGAAGCACTGGCTCTTCCGGCGCTTTTCGCCCCTTCAATAACCGCGTCGTACTTCGCGATCTCCTTCGAGACCCGATTGTGGCGGATCGCGCCGCCTGAAACCTTGAAGAAGGCCATGACGTCATCGCGAACAGACGCCCACTGTTCGGGGGTGCATTGGGCGATCCTGGCCAGCTTCGCTTCGTCGCGCGGCAACTTCCCGCCCGCTCGCCACATCGCCATGATCAGCAGCAGATAGGCGCCGTGCCCAACAGCATCGAGCTGGGTCGTCTCGGCCAGGTACTCAGCGATATAGAGCTTCATGTACGGGGGCGCGCTCATGCATCCCTCACATCGTTCACCACATCGTATTCCGCGAAATAGTCCTGCTGATCGGAGCCCACGGCGCCGCCACGGTTCTTGGCGCAGAGAACGTCCATGCGACGCTTCAGAACCTCGACCTGCTCTTCCCACTTGGTGTGCTCGGGGGTGTTCTCGCGGGGTTCGGCCCGTTCGAGGTAGTAGACCTCGCGGAACGGGAAGAGCACGGCGTTGGCGTCTTGCTCGATCGAGCCGGACTCCTTCAGGTCTGACAGCTGGGGTCGCTTGTCGTCCCGGCTCTCGACGCCCCGATTGATCTGCGACAGCAGCACGACGGCGCATCCGATTTCTCGCGCCAGCCGCTTCAAGGCCGCCGTCATGTCACCGATCACCGCAGCGTCGTTTCGACCGTTCGCCGGCGGCCGCTGCATGATCTGGAGGTAGTCGATGAAGATCGCGCCGATCTGGCCCTTGCGCTTCAGCGCCCAGGCCCGCCGACGGACGTAGTCGACGGAAAGGGACGCCGTGTCGTCGAGGATGAAGTTCGATGGGATGCGGTCACGGGCACGGTCCAGGATCTGCCAGTCCAGCGGCGTGAACTTCTCAGGGTTCATGTCGCGGTACTGGATCGCGTTGCCGTCGCGCCAGGTCATCTCGGACAAGGTGCGTTCGACCATTTCGCGCCGGTTCATCTCGGCGCAGAAAAAGGGGAACAGGTAGTCGCGATTGATCCGCGCCGCGCCCGTCGCCGCTTGGCGCGCGATGCCGCTCTTGCCCATGGACGGTCGTCCGGCGATCACGATGAGATTGCCTGGGCGTAAGCCGCGCAAGCGCCGGTCGATACACCGCAGGCCGGTCATCAAGCCCTTTGGGCGCCCGGTCTCAGCCTCGGCGCGAAACTCGGCCAGCACCTCGTCAGTGGCCGACAGCGCGTCGACGAGGTTGGCGTCGCTTGGCTCGGAGCCGCGCGCGATCTCGGCGATCAGGCGCTCGGACTTCGTCACGACGTCATCGAGCGGCTCTGAGGCGTCCCTGGCTTTCTCGGCGATCAGGGCGCCAATCTCGACTAGGTCACGCCGCGTCGCCCGCTCGACGATGATCCGGGCATACTCGGGCGCCATTGAGCGAAAGCCCGCATGTTCGACGAGGTCGGCCAGATACCTCAGGCTGCCAAGTTCCTGATAGGCCTGATCGCCATCCTTAAAAGCGTCGTGGAGCGTCACCGGATCGAACACGACGACAGCGGCCGACTTGCGGACCATGAATTCCCAGGCCCGCTGATGGAACGGTTCGTAGAAGTGGCGGGGCTCAAGGCCAGCGACCAGTTGCACGACGTCGTTGTGCTCGAGCGCGGCGCCCAGCAAGCGGTGTTCGGCGTCGAGGTCGTAGAGCGCGGCTTGCGGTGGCGGGGCCTGGCCTTCCCGCAGGTCCATGGTCGGGGCGAAGGTCATGCGGCCTCCCCTGCCCGATCGGCGAACAGCGGGCCGCACTTGAGCTCTTCGATCTGGCGCGTCACCTGGACGGCGTGTCGGGTCAGCTGCTCGGCCACGTCCGGGTATCGCTTCGCCCGGCGCCGAGCTTCACGTCTTAAGGCCTCGCGGTAGAAGCGGGCGGCGGCCAGGATGTCGTCTCTGGTCATGCTGCAGCTCCCCCGAAGAGCGGGAGATCCGAGGCGTCATCGTTCTTGACCTTGCCCCTCTCTTGGGCGGCCAGACGACCTTCGCCCCGATAGAAGGCCACCTTGCGCTTGATGTCGGCGACGTAAGCCGCCTCACGCTCTATCAGGATGGACTCGAAGCCCTCCAGCATCGCGGCGACGCCGGTCGAGCCCGACCCCGCGAACGGGTCCAGCACCACCCCGCCCGGCGGCGTCACCAACCGGCAGAGGTAGCGCATCAGGTCTATCGGCTTGACGGTCGGGTGCTTCGAGCCGAGGCGGTCGTCCGCGTCGGCCTTGGCACTGTAGAAGAAGCGGGCTGCCGAGCCTTCGTCACCGCGCGGCGCGCGCACATCGTGCCGCCCGGCAAGCCCGGCAAGCCCGGCGTAGCCGCTGCGATTGTTCGTTGATGGCTCTTGGCCGGTGACAGACCCGGATTGCCCTGGCGCGGCGGGAAACGCCTCGACCACCTCCTCCGAGCCGTCATGAACGACGTTTGCGGGCCAACGGCCAGAGGTCTCCGATTGCTCTTCAACCCGGCGCTCGCGAATTTTGAACGTACCCGAGCCCGACAGGCCATTATCGCCGCCAGCGCTCGGGCGACGACGGTCTTCATCCGTTTCAATACGACACCCGTCGATATTCAGCGCGCCGGTGCCATGGGCGAGGACGTTGGCGGCAACCGTGCCGTCAAGCGGCTTGCGGGCGAGAACCCAGGGCTCGCAGGCTGGTTTAAGGGCCGTCCCCCAGCCTTCCCATTCGCCGGCCTCAGCCGTGATCGCCCCCTTACCCGTCGCGCCGTTCATGGCACTGCCGCCGCCGTGGTCAAAATTGACCCGTCCACGGCCGCTGGGCTGATAGTCGTCGCCCATTGCGATGCGGCGCATGTCCTCGGTGCGGCCAGAGCCGGCGATCAGCCGCGCGTCGATGCCCTTCGCTACGTCGTGCGACTTGGGGAAGCCACTCCCGTACAGCCATGAGATCATGTCGCGGACCTCAAAGCCCGCGTCCTCGATCGCCACAGCTAGGCGGTGATAGGTCCGCGTCCCGCTCGCGGCGATCAGGTGCCCGCCCGGCTTGAGCACGCGCATTACCTCGACCCAGAAATCGGGGTCAAAAGCGGTCTCGCCCGTGTCCCAGGTTTGGCCCATGAAGCCCGCCGAGGCGCGCTTGTAGACGCCGCTGGCGCCCTCGCTCTTGGCTGGCGTGGCGTTCTTGCCGCCCCAGCGCTTCACGATCGAGACGAGCGCATAGGGAGGATCCGTCACGACGCTGTCGATCGAGTTGTCGGGCAGGGCCTTCAGGACCTCACGGCTGTCACCCTGGTGGATGGTGACGGACTTCAAGACACCACCTCCGCGACCTTCCCGTCACGGACGATGACGCGCTTGCCCTCGGTGATCTTGACATCGTGGGTGACGGCTGGGGCGTCCTTCAGGACGATCAGGAACGAGCCGTCCCGGCGAGCCTGGGAGCGGATGACAAGGTGTTTGGTGGGCTTGGTCATTCTGCGGAATCCCTATCGGGCAGCAGGCGCTTGGCCGCGCGTAAGGCGGCGGCTTTCGGCCCCTCAATTTCCCCGCAAAGCTCACCGCAGAGATCGCCAAGCGCCGACGCCGCGCGCGGGGCGTCGGTTAGTTCGGCATACCGGCGGAAGAACGCTTTTCCGTGCTCTAGGGCGGCTTCTGGCGCCTCGGTGGGCGATAGCGCCCCTAACGACGCATTGACGTTCAGCGCGGCCTTTTCCTGTCGAAGGCGTGCGGCCTCTTTGCGACGCTCGGAGGTGATGCCCCGGTCGATCCGGCGCTCAACGGCGTTGAAGGCTTGGACGGAGCGGCTCATGCGGCGGCCTCAGCGGCAATGCGAGCACGTTCAGCGGCCAAACCGCTATTGACCGTCGACGGATGGCGATCAAGCCAGTGGGCTATTTGCGACTGAGTTGAAGGAGCGCCACCCCAAGTCATCTGGGTTGAGATGGCGTAGAAGACAGCCCGGTAGGCGCGCTGGACGCGGCGCTTGGCACGTTTCAGCGTGGCCACGGCCGAAAACTCATCCCAGGTGACGCCGTGAAGCGCAAGCTCTGTGTCGACAATCTGCCTAACGACGCGAGGCAGGCGATCACGAATGGGCAGTAGTGGCCCCTCAATGTCCTTCCCCGGACGCGACGACGCGGGCCTGACCGGAAGGTCGTTAACGGCGAAATACTGCCTAAGAGCCCAGGCCTGGACATCGCCCGACACGGTTCGGAAGTTGTCTCCGATCACGGCGCTACCTCATCAAGGTACTCGCGACCCGCATCGGTGATGGTGACTAGGCCGTATGAACCGCCGCCGTCCTTACCAGTGCGCGACTTCTCGACCATCCCGTTAGCATCAAGGCCAATCACCTGAAGCTCGGCGCTGTTGACCGGCAACTGGGTGATTTCGAATATCCGCGCCAAGGACAGGGCGCCGCCGGCGCCTACCAAACACCGCAGGATCATGATCCGAGCGGCTTCGTTGCGTTGCTCCAAGATCTCCTTGCGGGTCTTGGGCAGCTCAAATTTGATCCGCTTGGCCTCCAGCTTGGCCAACCTCTCGCGGGCGAGCGCGCGGCGCGCGGCCATGTCACCCGGCCCATCATTGGGGCGAATGACCACCTTTCTGTCCTTGAGCCGATCGATGTCGGTCATGCGGCCTCCAGGGGCTCGATCGTCACGCGGACGGTCGGATTGGCGGGGTAAAATGGCGCGGTGCAGGGCGAGGACCATTCGACGGTCATACCCTCGTTCCAACGGTCGTCGGCGATGACGTCGTGCTTCTTCAGCAGGTCCAGGACGGCCTTGATCCGGCCATCCAAGTCCGCGCGGTTTCCCTTGTCGGGCCGATCGAAGACAAGGCCAACGCGGAACCACTTCGGCGCGATGCCCTTTGCGGCTCGGGGGACCATCCATCCGGCCTCGTGCTGCCAAGCCCGGTATTCAGCCGACTTGACCCGCTTAGGGCCGTTTTCCGTGCGAATGGTCGGATAGAGGTTATTTACCCCCGGCGGAATTGGGAGAACGAAGGTCACACTCATCGCGCCAACTCCCTCGGCAGCTCGCGACCGATCGCGGCGGCTACGGTCGCCGATTGATGGGTATGAACGGCGGCCATGGTCAGGCGCAGCCGCGCAAGACGAGAATGATCAGCGTCCAGACCAAGCCGGGAATGACGACCAGGCCTAGGATGCGGAACCAGTGGATGCGGATGGGGGCTCTGGACATGTCAGCCCTCAGCCCTGCGATTGCGGCGCGGGCTTGCACCGCGACCCACAAAGTTGCGTCCCTCGGAGCCCCGAGCAGCCAGCTCACCGTCAGCGCCAGCACCCAAATGACGGACAGCCCGCATATCGCGAGCAAGCGAAGCGTGACGTCGAGCCTGCGCCGCATGGTTTTTCAGTTCCTGATTGTGAAAGTCCTCGATGGTCTGGCCCACAACAGCGCCCATGACGGGCAACAGAACGGCCCAGCCGCCCCGCGAGGATTTCCAGATTTTGTCGAGGGTTGCGGCTGACGCCGTGGCCTCGCAGACACTGCGGGCCTCATCCGACGTCAGACCAAATTCGGCCGCGACTGCCTTTCGGCGTCCGGTCGGCCAGCGCAACGCGACATAACGGGCCAGCGCGTCACGGGTCTGACGAGCAAGGCCAAGCGAGGGGAAAAACTCCCCACGCGAACCGAGTATTTCCACGGCCAACACCCTCATTATGAGTTTGTCTCCGTAGCGGGGATGTTCACCCGGCAAGGGGCATGGAAAGCAACGAAACTGACCCGTTCGCGACGGCAATCGCGGCCGGGATAGCGGCGGGGCGGAACCGTTCCGTCTCGCGAGACTTTGGAGGACTTCAGGGCCTGGAAAGGCTTGCGGATCGTTTCAGCGATCTCGCTAGCGACGCCCTGATGGAAGGTTTGCGACGGCTGGGCTTGGAGGCCGACCCAGCCGTCACACGCCAAGACCCGACCACGGGGGGAGGATGATCGGGTCCGCGAAGGAGCGGGCGCGAACGGACGTAGGCACAGGGGAGAAACCCCGCCCGTCCGCGCTTTGGCGTGCGTGCAGCCTTTACGAATTGACACGCACACCGCGACAGGTTCGGCCCCAAGACGCGGGGAGGTCGCGACTTCCCGACCCTTCCTGTCGAACTGAAACTGATAGCGGCCCCCGACCATCGTCAGCGACCCGTTTTGGGGGTCGAGGCCGCGACAATTGCGCCCCGATAAAAGTTAATTGGGCGCCGTGGCGCGAAAGCGTTGCCGATCGCAACTTTCGAGGCGTGGAATGTGGCGCGACGGGCGCCAATAACCCGCCCCATGAACGCACAAAACACCCACGGCCTCACCAGAGGCGAACAAATGCTGATCTGGGCACTGGAGGCGCTGGTCGAGACATTGCCCAAAGAGCAGGCCAAGGCTTGGGCCTGGACGCTCGATGGCAAGGCCGCGCTCGCCGAAGCCAAGGCGGCATCGGACTCGGCCACCGAAACCGAAATCGGGGCGATCGCACTCACCAAGACGTTCTTGGACGATCTTCGTGCAACCTTAACAGGTTGACACTCTCGATTGCATTGCGCGTAAATACGCCCGTTAAGGGGGCGTTGGTTTATGCGTGCAATCGATACGGGCCGCTTCGAGGAGCGGTTCGCGGAGAACTTGGCCAAGACGCGGGCGCGGTTCGGGACCGGAGCCAAAGCGCTCCCAGATCCGACCAATTCGTTAACGCCAACACGACCGGATTTGACGCCGGCGCTTTGCACTGTGCGGCCCATGCCGCACGCCGCCGAAATCTTCCCCTTCCCTTCCGATCGCTCCGAGGCTCCGGCCGTTCGGCTAGCCCTGGCGTCCATTCTGGCCACCAGCAGGCCAACGCAGCTCGACGTCGCGCGGTGCGGCGTGAACATGCGGCGCGCCGTGGCCAGCTTGCGGGCGCTGAAGCCTCGCGAAGGAGCGCCCTCCCCGGCCAAGGCCATCGAGGAGCTGCAGCGAGCTTGTGGGGCTTGTGGCGGGTGCAGAGGCATTTAGGCGGCCTTTGCCAGGACGCGCTCAGCCCAAAAGCGGAGGGGTATTTTCAGGTCACGCTCAAGCTTTACGGCCAAGGTGAGAGACGGAAGGGTCTTGCCGTGCGCCAAGTCACTCGCATAGCCGACCGACAGGCCAGCGCCTTCAACGAGGACCTTCGCTAGTGCGCGCGGTTCAAGCTTGTGAGCGTGTTTCGCCATGACCGAAATTTCGCACATAGCGAAAAATCACGCAAGGTCTCTTTTTCGGCATAGCCTTGAGGCGTCGGCCAGCGCCATCAGGCAAATTAGGCCTATGGCGAAAACACCTCCAACACGCTGGTATCTGAAGGCCTGGCGCAAGCACCGGGGCTACAATCAAGAGCGCATGGCGGAAATGAGCGAACTGTCGCTCGGCTATTACAATGAGGTCGAGACCGGGAAGCGCCGGTACAATCAGGACCTCCTCGAAAAGTTCGCAGATGTTCTTCAGTGCGATCCGGCCGACCTTATCACGCGCGACCCGGCCGATCCTGAGGCCATCTGGGAACTCTATGACAAAATGACATCGACCCAGCGCGCCCAGGTTGTCGAAATCGCCAAGACGCTTCTCAAGGTCAGCTAGCGCCGCCTAGCGGCTGGGAGGGGGGGGGATGAGACGTTTGGCTCTGGCCTTTGTTCTGCTGGTTACTGCATGTGGGCAGGGCGAGCGGTCGCAGGATCAAAATCAGGGGCCGGCGCTATCCGCTAAAAATCCGCCTGCAATGCCGCCTAATCTTGCTTCGGGCACTGAACCTTCGTTTAAAGTCCCAGTATCCTCGGCGCCGAATATGCTCTACGCGTGCGCCACGCCTGACCTTGAAAAGTCCATCGTAGTTCCAGCGGGAACCGTTTACGAGGGCTGGGGAAAGCTAGTCGGCAACCTCCAGGAACCCGATACAGATCCCGACTACCACGGTCCTGGACGCCGGCCGCTCATCACGATGACGGACTTTAGCCTATCGACAAAAAAGTTGTGCGCGATGGTAAAAGTCACAATTCCAAAGGGCGGCGATTTCAATGTTCCGGAAGAGGAATGCCGTGCTGCGGATCGCGAATTCTACCAAGCCAGTTTTGCGACGAGACTTGATAAGGCCACACCAGCATTTCAGGAGGCCCTTGACATGGGCATTCTGAACGGTGCGCTCGCGTCCGATGTATCACGGCGCGCCAATGTTCAACCTCAGACAGGGCGCAGTTACGAGTTTAAAGACAAGCCAAAGCTTCGCGCCGGTGATCGCATCCGCTTCACCAAGGGCATGATCGCGTGTCCGTCCAAACAAGAAATGAGCGACCTCACCCTTTTGGCTGGCGGTCGTATGGAGCGATGCGTTGGTCTGAGCCCTAATGATTTGGCTACAATCGTTACGGTCAACTATGACCCGCGCGATCCCGACGCGGCGGACATGTGGATTCGCTCTCCCGCAATTCCCTTTGGTAAAGGGTTCGTGACGACGGCAAACGACTCTTTTTGGGACCGAGTCCGCTAGTTTTCACCGGCCACGAGCGACAAATTTAGCGGCTGCAGCGCTTGGCAGGCGGCTCGCGCCTGCTTGCGAGCCTCGTTCAGCAGATCTTCCACATTGACCTCCACTAGCCGACCCACGCGAAAGGCTTTTTCGTGATGGGCGGATAGCGGCTGCCCTTCGATTTCGCAAATAGCGAAAAAACATCTTGCGGCTATTTTCGCTAGGTGCGAAATTCCTCCCGTCACCGAACGGGAGGCCACCCATGGCCACGCAAGAACAACTCGCCGCCGCGCTGGCGCAGATTGACAACGCCTTTGCTGGTCGCGCCAAGCCGGTCTCGGCTCCGATCAGCCGCGAGGAAGCCGCCGCGATCCGCGCTGACCTGGACGCCCGCCAACGCGCCGGCCAAACCGTCATGCTGCGCAACAACAAGGGCCACTTCATCGGCTCGGTGAAGGTCGCCACCTTCGGCGCCGCCGCCCCGATCCCGGCCCATAACGCCCGGAAGGCCGAGGCGCCTCGCTCCGCCCGGACGCCCGTATCCGACGACATCGAAGCCGCTCTGGCTGCTCGTCAGATGGGGGTGGCGTGATGGTCGACCGCACGTGCTTCACCGTTGTCTTCGAGGGCGACATTTCGAAGCTGCCGTTCAACCCGCTCATGAAGGACGACACGCCGTTCGGGCGCGTCATTTCCAGCGGCTACGGCAACGCCTTCAGCGAGGCTGACGAGCTAACCGAGGTACTGACCGAGGCCCAGGAAGTCCTGGCCATGATGGTTCATCCGCAGTCGATCCACAACACGACGGTCATGGGCGCCTACGCCGCTGCAGTTGCAGCCGAGGCCAAGGCCCGCCGCGTACTCACCCCCAAGGGAGCCTGAGAAATGGCTGAGTTCAAGGGAACTTTAGAGCCGTGGGAGTTTGTCGTCTGCGATGACGGCTACGCCATGGTGTGCACCGAAGGCGACATCATCGCCGAAGCCCCTCGCCTGCACCAGCCAAGCGAAGCAATCGACCAGGCGAACTTTCGCCTGATAGCCGCCGCTCCTGCTCTGCTGGAGGCTCTGAAAGCGTGTCGTGTTGAACTGAAGGTCGTCAACGACGGAAGCGTCGGCGGGGTTCCTAACTCTGTCGTCGCGCTGATCCCTGAGGCCATCGAGAAGGCCGACGCCGCCATTGCCTCTGCCCTTGGGGAGGTCTGAACCATGACCACGATCACCCGCGCTCCCCTCCAATTCTGGTCATCCGGCGGCGACGTACTGATGCGCGGCGCCCCGCCGATCCGGCTGACGGACGAGCAATCCCGCGACCTGCTGGACCTTTTCGAGGCCCAACGCCGCGCCGCCAAGCGCGCGGGCGACGAACAGACCCTGGCGTGCGTCATGTGCAAAGCCCAGCAACTGACAGCCGCCCGTATCCAAGCCAGCCGCTGGGCCCGCGCGTCCGGCGGCGTTCCGGGGCGCGCGTGATGGTCAGCCCCGTTTACGAAGCCCTCGACGGCCGGGTCTGTATGCGCGGACGCCCCATGTCGGACGCCGATGCCGAGAGCGCCCTGCGATACCACGCCGAGGCCGTTCGGATCGGCCGGCGCTGCCGCCAGAGCAACCGGATCGAGATCAACGCCGACCTGGGCAACGAGCTCGCCGCGGCCATCGAGGCCTGCAACGCCCAGCGCTCGGAGCGCGCCCAAGCCGCCCTCACCGTCGTCACGACTGAGTGGCTGGCGATCATGACTGAGACCCTGGCGGAGGACGAGCGCAAGCAACGCGCCGCCGCCCGGAAGCCTCCGCTCCGCCTCGTGCCGCGAGAGGTCTGAATGTCCTCGTACAAGAAAGGAACTGGAAGCATGTCGCATAAGACTCGGTCCGCGACCGACTTTGACCGCCTCGTAGGCCAGCGCATCCGCGCTCGTCGCAAGGCGATCGGAATGTCGCAGACGACGCTCGGGGAAGCCCTCGGCGTCACGTTCCAGCAGACGCAAAAGGTCGAGCGCGGCGATAACCGCATCAGCGCCGGCAAGCTCTATCAAGCCGCCTGCGCGCTTGGCGTCCCGGTGTCCTACTTCTTCGAAGGCCTGCCCGATCCGACCGACACCGAGGCCGCGCAGATCAATCCCGATGATCCGTGCCAGGCCCTGGCCACCGTCGATCTTGGCCCGGACCTGGCCCGCGCCCTGGTCAAGACCGACCGCGCCGGACGCGCCATCGTCCTGCAGACCGTCCAGCGCTTCGGCGCCGGCCATCAGATGGCGGCGTGACGATGGCCCTCCTCTTCCAGCACCGCATCTATCGCGCCGACCTGCGCGCTAACGCTCACGCTCTGTACGTCTTCGGCGACAATGAGCAGCGCTGCGGTTTGGGTGGCCAGGCCGCTGAAATGCGGGGTGAGCCTAACGCCGTTGGCGTCGCGACCCTGCGCGCGCCAGGTACCTACTGGAACGACAACAACGCCGCCCACCAGTGCGCGGTCCTCGACGAGGACATGGCCCCGCTGTTCGAAGCGCTGCGCGCTGGTCGCATCGTCATCTTTCCGCTCGATGGCATCGGGACCGGCCTCGCCGATCTCGCTCGTCGCTCTCCCATCACCTTCAACCACCTTCAGCAGCGCGTCGCTGAACTGAAGGCCATCGGGGGCAACCAACATGGCTAAGGCCAAGATCAAAGACACGTCCGAACTCGCGCCTAGCGGCAAGCCGTGGTCCTACGGCATCCGCACATGGGGCACTGATGGCGCCAGCCACGGTGGCTTTATCTGGGACCTGACGCCCGGCGCGCGGACCACGGCGCCGGACTGGAAGCCGGTCGACGACTGCGGCAACGGCCTGCACTGCAACGCCTGGGGCGTCGAGGACTGGTCGCTTCTTGGCGATCTCTCCGAGGTGGCGTCCGGCAAGCGCGTGTTGGGTATCGTCCGCTTCGATCCCGAAGGCGCTCTCGATCTCGACGGCAAGCACAAGGCCGAATGGATGGAGATCGTCTTGACCACCAAGACGGCCGATCTGGCTTCGGTGCTGAACTGGCTTTCGCCAAAGCGCCACGCCCACATCCATGGCCTGACGAAGGTGCAGGAGAAGGCAGCGGCCACGACCGGCTACGGCTCGGCAGCGGCCACGACCGGCTACCGCTCGGCAGCGGCCACGACCGGCAACGGCTCGG